CCGGAACCATCGGGTAGAACACGATCCGCTTAGCCTCTTGGAGATCGCCGCCGACCGTGAACTCAACGTCGTTGTTGCGCGTGGCTGTCCAGATATAGCGGTCCTGAACATCCATTATGGCGCCTGCTCTCCAAGTGACCGTATATAGGCTTCTAACATGGGACGAATCCGCTCTTTGTGATGTGCGTTGTCATTTGGCGATTACATTCTGTCAAAACCTATATTTCATCAAACGCCAGCGTGAGAGCCTCCGCAGACAGCGCGCCATTGGTCGCGGTCGATGCCACGGACATCTGAAGCTCGATGATGTCGCCGATATAGCTGTTGTCGTCAGCAGGCAGAAACGGCCCGGTATCGGTGCCGTCGCCATCGAGCGGCGTACCCGAGTTGTACGAGAACAGATCGGCGCCGCCGGACATGCCGGTGTCGTAGTACGAACCAAAGGTCGTGCCGATGTTCTTGGCGGTCACGCCAACGCCTGTGCCAAGGTTGTTGGTGCCGTCGCTGTACCAGCGCAGATTGGTGATGTTGGTGCCGGGCGGCGCCTCCATGTAGGCGCGAATCTTCACGCAGTACGAGTAATCCGTACCGGCGCCTGGGATTACCAGGGGATCGCTGGCGTCGACGCTGGTCGAGGTCGTTGCCGGGACCGCCTTGAACCGGATCGTTCCAGAGGTCTTGTCGACACCCGTCGATGCGTCAGACGTGAGCTGGTGGATTTGGATTGTTGCGGCCATGTTTACCTCACTGAAACCACATTGGTTGGGCCGGAAATCGCAACAACGCGATCAGTCCCGGAGATCTGAACAAAACGCTCGGCGCCGGACACCATAACGATGCGCGACCCGGTGACTTGCGCGGATACGATGTTGCCGAGAATCGCGTCGAGCAGCGCAAACCGATGCTTGCTTTTCAGCAACAGCGCGTCGATATCCGCGTTCTGCGGTGGCTGTAGCGACAGCAGCGCATCGATGGATACCGCTTGCTGCATGGCAAGCTGGAGCATCGCGCCAACCGACAGGGAGGCGGTCCCAGCCTGTGAGCGCAACAGCGCATCGACAGCAGATTCGGCGAGTTTGCCGCCTTGCAGCAATCCGTCCAGGGATGCGGTCGACGTGCGGATGTACGCGAGGATCGAGTCCAGCGCGACAAACGCCGACTCTTCAATGGCGAGTCGCAGCAGCGCATCGATCGACGAAACAACGGACGCGCTCGTTTGAAGCAGACCATCCACCGTGGTCTGCGCGACAATCTCACCGCGCAGCAGCGCGTCGAGACTGGCGACAACGGTCTGCGTGCCCTTGAGAATCGCGCTGAGCGACAGGTTCTGTGTCTTGAGCTTCTGGAGCGCCGCATCGAGATCGACGCTCGACGGGCCGACCAGGGCAAGCACAGCATCGAGCGAAATGCTCGGCGTCCCGAGACGCTGCAAAATCGCATCGACCGAGACGCCTTCGGTCTTGGCCGCGAGGATGATGGCATCGAGCGAGAGCGCGCGCGTCGTGACGGCCTGCAACAAGCCGTCGACCAGGACGTTTTTGTCGGCCAGCGACAGCGCGAGAATTGCATCGATCGATGCGCCGCGCGTCTTGCCGATCTGCAACAACGCGCCCAGCGACAGCGTCGATGTCTGCTCTGAGGACAGCAACGCATCGATATCGGCAACAGCGGTGGCTATCGCAGCAAGCTGCGCATCGAAATCCGCCGCCGCCGTGTTGCCGGACACCCGCAACAGCGCATCCAGGACCGCCGCACGGTCTTTCGACTTGCTCAGCAGCGCGTCGAGGTCGACATCAACGCCTTCGCGACCGGCGAGAATCGCGTCGAGCGATGCTATCTGCGCGTCCGACAACTGCAACAGCGCGTCGATGCCGGCATCGGCCAGCGTCGCCAGCGACATCACGGCATCGAGTGCCGCCGCCGTGGTCTTGGTCTCTGCCAGGATCGAGTCCAGAATAACGAAACCGGCACCCGTGTTCGGCTTGTTGCGATTTTTCTTGATGACCGCATCAAGCGATGTCTGCACGGTCGCCATCGATCAGCCGCCCCCGCGAATCACAACAGCGTCCATCCGGTCAGCCGTCGCCAACCGCGTTGTCGCATCGCCGCGCTTGCCCTTCATCGACATCAAAATCTGCGCAAGCCCGTCCTGCTCGCGGTACGCCACGCTCGCCTGCTCGTAGCCGTCCATCGCCACGACATCCTCGGTCAGCGGCACGATCACGCCGCCAGGCAGGCCCGCCACCGGGCCGGAGTGCGTGACCCATACCAGAACCATTGCCGTGGTCTCGACGCGCGGGAGCTTCGTCCCAGGCACCCACAGCGCGGACCCGGCGAGCACCGGACGAGTGTCGACCAGACGGCGCTGCCAGTCGGCGCCGATCCACCATGTGCGCGGACCTTCGGCCAGATAGAACCCGAAGCCGGCCGGGTCGCCCTGCTGGAGCACTTCGAGCATGACCGGCAGGTCCGCGAAGCTCACCACGTCCCGGTCGCGCTTGAACAGGTGAAACCCGAGCGGGTCGCTCCAATACAGATCGCGGTCGGCCACAACCACCAGCGAGCCCTGGAACTCGCGCACGATGCGCGCACCATCGGGCGGGCCGGTGAAATTCAGCGTGCGCAGCAAATCGGTGCTTTGCGCGGGAGCGACCAGATCGACCGTCGAGGTGCCCACCGGGACGCTGATTGCCCACAGCAGCGCCTCGTCGTTCGTGTCGCTCAGGTACACGTTGATCGTCTCGGCGCTCTGCTCGACCAGCAGCGGCCCGACGGTGATCCCGCCGGTCTCGGTCAGCGTAATCGCCGCGGTGCCGAAACAGCCGCTCTCGCGCTCGCCAATCTGCGATGTCAGCGCCACCATGTAGCGCCCGGCAGGCAGGTTGCCCGCGGTGGCGGTCAGCGTCGGGATGAACGGCTCAGGCACCCACCACATGCCGGCGGACCCGGTCTCGTCGATGTGCCCGGCCTGACTGCCGTTGCACCACCAGACCCGACCGCCCGCGTGGCAGTACGACATCAGATCGTTGCTGAGGCCGCTGGCGATCGCGGTGCGCGTGGCGCTGAGCCCGACCGGGTCGGGGAACGCCTCGTACAGCGCCCCGTCGTCGACCAGCAGGAAGCGCCCGCCAACGAACGCCGCCGAATGCGCGTCGGTCAGGTCCAGCAGCTTGCTGCGCCCGCCGCGGCGCCGCACCCAGCCGACGTTGTCCACGTCGACGTTGACCGCCTCGCGCAGATAAGCCCCGGCATCGTTGGGCGAGTACCGCGGATCGGTCTCGTCGAACGTGTTGGCAACGCCGCGCGGCCAAGGTCCGACTTGCTGGAGGTCGGCAGGATCAGCCATTACGGTGCGATCAGTTCAGTTCGCAGTCGATGATGATGTCGTAGGTATCCGACGCCGCGTGACCATGCGTGGTCAGCAGCAAATCGCCGGTCGCACCGGTCGATTTCGGGTCTTTCAGGATGCCGTAGCACCGATAGTCGCGCTCGCCGTTGCCGGTCAGGCGCATGGCAACATCGTCGGTCGTCGCGTCGAACAGCAGGCTGACGCTCATGCCGGTGGATATCGACCAGTTCACGCGCTTGATAGCGAGCGATGTCGGCACCTCGCCGTCGGTCGTCGCCAGCGTGGAAATGTCGATCTTCTGGACAGCGGCCTCGCCGGTGCCGTCTGACAGTGAGGTCAACTGCACCACCAGACGGCCAGGGCCGGCGAACAGCGTATGGGTATTTACGGCATCGGCCATCGTGGTCTACCTCAGTAATCGCAATAATCGAAACCGCGGTTGCGCCTGCTCGTCGTCTGGAGCGGCACCATCGCCAGCGTGTCGGGGAGTTCAAGTAGCTCCTGACGCACCTTCGACGCCAACGGCGGCCCGAACTCCACATCGAACAGTTCGCGGTGAAACTTCGCCAGGTCGAGCCGCTGTGAGTCCTCTTCAGGGCGCATAAACGCCCGGTAAGCGGCCCAGTGACACAGTTTCTCCTGGTCGCCTGGCCATTCAAATTCGTCGGTAGTGGTCTCGATCGGGTACAGCGGATCGCGCCATACCGACAGATACAGCGTCCCGGACGCGCTCGGCGGGCATTCCAGCGTCAACCGGCGCCCGGTGACGAAAAACCGCTGCGGGGTGCCGTTGTCAGCGCCACGCCAGTCATATCGCGCCGCCTCAAGCTGAGCCTGCGACACATGCACCAGCGCATCGCCATCATCCAGGCGCACCTGCTGCAAGCGCAGAATGCGGCTGTCGAGGTTGTAGCTCGCAGTCCCGGCAGTCGTGGCGATCTGGCAAATGCACTGCGTGGTGTCATCGAACAGATGACGAAGGTCTTGACGGCGGCACGCCTCGCGCTCGGCCTCGGCGAGCCGCCGCAACAGGAACGCATCGCTCCAGCGGGCATCCTCCGCGTATCCCGCCTCGGCAGCCGAAGCGTCGTCGAGGTAGTCCTCGCGGAGAATGGTCAGCAGTTCGGCAGCAGTCACGGCTTATGCCTGCGCGACACCCGCCAGACCAGCACCAGATGCGTGATCATCGATGCCGTACCAGACCACGCACTCGGTGGAGCCGTCGAGCGTGCCGTTGAACGTGATCGTGCCGCGCACATCGCCGGTGGACGTGGTCGCCGTGGTCGTCACGGCGGCAACGACGGTCGCGTTGGACGCCACGTTGATCAGTTCCTGCACGCCGCCGATGCTTGCCTGGTACATATCGCCGATGGCCGCGAGCTTGAACGGCAGCCCGAGCACTGAGCCGGTACCGAGATTCAGCGTGTTCGCCTCGGCGTCGGCCGCCGCGGTGATCGCGATACTCGACACGTAGGCAAACGCCTTGGTGCCGGTGACGGTCTTGCTGGTGCCGGTGGCGGTGATCGTGTGCAGCTCGGACATCGGCTGTTCGGCGTAGTCGAAGCCCGAGATCAGGATCGTCATGGCGACGATGGAGGAACTGTGCGTGACCACGGAGACGAGGTTGCGCCCGTAGGTCGAGCCGTCGCGCACGTCGAACACCGTCTGACCGCCCACCGTGGTCGTGGTGGCTGCGGAATCGAGCGGCGAGGTGCCGTCGGTCGCCGCCGTGTAGGTCACGGTCTCGGTGTCGGGAAGCTCTGTGCTGGTCGCGGCCTTGACGACGTAGTCGGCATCGGCGACGCCGGGCTCGCCCAGCGAAAACTTGCTCGGCAGGGTGACGGGAACGCCCTTGCGCTCCCAAAAGTTGCGGATGTAGGCGTTGTAGCCGCGGCCGACATAGATATCGTCCGCGCCGGAAAGGGTGGCTTTGCTCATGGTTCAGGTCTCCCTGACGCCGGGGCACGCGGCCCCGGCGCAGCTAGTGGTTGAAATGCTGCGTCAGGCAGTCGGTACCGATCAGGTCGGGTCGCAGCCGAAGAACCCGCGCGGGTCGTCCACCGAGAACGAGTCACGGCAGTACACCTTGAAGCGCATGGACCCGGTATCGAAGTCGGTGTCCTCGCCGCGCTTCATCGGCCAACGCTCGTAGTACACGAGACCGTCGCCGTCGCTGCCCTCGGTGGTGAAGCCCCACAGCTTGCGGTTGGACAGATAGCGCATCTCGACCACCGGCTTGTCGGAATAACCGAGCGCGTTGGTCGCGTTGATGTCGTTATCCGCCGTCGCCACGCGCTGCTGCGAGCGCAGCAACCGCGCCAGGTCGAACTTCAGACCCTTGGCAATGACCCACTGCTTGACCTCCAGGGAGATCGGCAGACCGTTGTTGCCAACGGCGTAGTCGGCCAGGGTGATCAGTTCCTCGATCGCGGTCTCGGAGATATCCACCTGCGCGGACAGCGTGTTGGCGAACGTCGCGCCGGTCCCGGCAACGGGGTCGGTCGGGTGGTCGGTCGCGAGCAGCACCTTGCCATCACCGTAGGTGTAGCTGCTGTCGGTCGCCCGGTTTAGCGGGGCCGCGGCACGCACAGCGCGGGTCGCACGCATCGAGCGCGCGAGGGCCTTGCCGCCCTTGGAGACCAGCTGGATGTACAGGTTGTCCGACTTGGCCTCTTCGGTGATCTTCAGCGCCAGGCCGTACTTCTCGTGGGTGGTGATGTGGTTCCACGAGTTGCGCATGGCGCCGTACTCGATCGGCTCGTCCTCGCCGAACACCGACGCATAGCCGGGGCCGGCCATCATGACGCGCTCCTCGAACGCCTTGTCCGACGTGCGCTTGTCGTAGATCGCCATCCACTCTTCGGGATGCTCCTTCATGTCCAGGCCGAACACCATGTCGACACCGGGGTGGAGCAGGTAATTCAGTGAACCTCTGCTGATCATGATCAGACACCCCCGGCGCCAGCCGCGCCTGTCAGGTAGATGTGCTCAGCGAACTTGACATCGGCCAGGGCATGAGCGCCGTAAGCGTTGTCCTGAGTCTCGCTGAGTTGGATGATGCGGATCGACTTGCCGCTGGTGCCGGTGACACTGGCAACCAGTTCGGTGCCGGAGCAACGCCCGGTGGCGCTCGGCGTACCGGCATCCCAGTCCGCCAGGGCGCCCTCGTCGGTGGCCGCAAGCGTGTCGCACTGGATGCGGAACACCTCGTGCGGGTCGTCCCACACATGCGCCTTGATGTTGGTCGCGACGGTCGACGCCGGCCAATACTCGCTGTTCACATAGTTGCCCTGCGAGTCGATGTACTCGACCCAGCCGAACACGCCCAGGTTGTCGACGTTCTCGGCAGCGGCCTTCTGGATGTTTCGGCTCGTGCCGGTCAGTTCCACGGGATCGCCACGGCCCAGCGCGGTGCCATAGCCACTGGCGATGGTGTACTCGCCGGTTTTCGCGACTGCGCTGACCGGCTGGAATCCAACGGCGTTGTCTGTATTCGCCATGATTCGTTACCTCTGGTTTACTCAATCAAGCCGGCAGCACTGCGCGGCCCATCCCCGAACTCGGGGGTCATGCTTCCGTGCCGTCTGTTGACGCCAGCCCCAAGGCTCGACGCCTCCTGATAGATCGACTTGTTGTAGCCCTCCTCTTGTTGTCGGCGCAGCTTCTGGTAATGCTCCGCCTTGTGAACCGGAATCTCGTACAAAACCAACTCGTTGTACGCCAGGATGCCGTTGCCGCGGCCATCGTCGTACACCGGGTACGCGATGCCGTTGCCGGGCAGGCTGTCCGCCGAGCGCATCGTGTAGCCCATGCGGATCGCCTCGGCGACGTTCGCCTGGTCCGGCGTGCCGTCGGGCAGCCGGTGGCGTACCCAACGCTGCACATAGCCGGGGCGCGCGGGCGGGGTCGCCGCATCGATGCCGGTCTGCTGACGGAACCCGACGGACGCCTCCCATTGCGCGTCGTCCAGGCCAGGATCGGGCTGATCGAACAACCCGTCGGGCATGCCGGCGCGGATATCGAACGTGCCCAGGTACTCGCGCTCGGGCTTTGCCGATGCCGGACGCGCCGGGCGACCCGGTCCACGCTTCGTGGTCTGTTCTTGCTCGCTCATAGAAACCCTCTCGCTTTCGCGATACGCAGCGTGTTCTTCTTCGACTCGACCCACTGAGCGGCATGCTCGGGGTTCTTCGGGTCACGCCCGAGCTTGCGGATAAACTCGGCCTCCTTCGGGCTGATCCGACTGCCGCGATCGCTGCGCCTGTCGGTGTGAACGGCCGGCGCCACGCCGGACTGCCGGCGGGCCGTGTTGCCGCCCATGCGCGGGGTCTGCGTCATGCGCTTGTCCATCTCCCGATAAAACGCCGGGTGCGACGGGTCGTAACCCGCATCGCGCACTTGCCGGAATATCGACTTCGCTTGCGACAGCAGACGCGGATCGGCGGCGACCTTCGGGTTCGATGACAACCACTCGCGTTGAGCCTGCGGCACCTGTGAGGCGGTCTCGACGTGATGCACGTACTGCTCGGCCTGCCCGAGACTGTCGCGGGCCTTGTCGAGCTGATAGCGCGCCGCCATCACCGCCTCCGATGCAGCCAGTTCCTCGTCGTCGTACTCGTCTGAATCCATTGCCTTTTTCTTGGCAGCGCGGTATTTATCCTGCGCGTCCTTCAGCGCGTCCTCGCGCCGTTTGAACTCGTCTTTCCACTGCGAGTGAATCGTGGTCGCCTCGCGCTTTTTGTGCTCGGCTTGCAGGCGGAACGGGTCATCGTCGATGTCACCACCACCGCCGCTGTATTGCGGGGCCGGCGCGTCATCCGACTCGTGCTCGTCGATATCACCGCCGCCAGCGGCAATCTCGGCGCCGAGATCATCAAGCTCGCCACCGGCGTTGCGCTCGCCATGCTCCAGTGCCGTTTCAATGGCACCATCGAGATCGTCGTCGTACTCGTCTGCCATCGTGTTACACCAAAATCATGTGAACGTCGGGGTCTTGCGGCGCGGCCATCACGTCGCTATCGCGCATGCAGATCAGCGTCAGCGTGTTGCCGCTCTTGTCGCGGATGTACGTCTGCGTGCCGACGCCGGGGTTGAACAGCACCCAGTCACCGAGCCCGAACGGCGCGTAATCCTCCGGGAACCGGCGCCACTCGCTCCACGCCAGATCGCCGATCGACACCAGCGTCCCCAGGTTGCGACGCAGCTTCGCCTGCCGCCACGCATCAACCGGCAGTTCGAGCCCGCCGGGCGTCTTGCGCGGGATCAGCACCGGCAGCACCATCACGTAGTGCATTGCCGCCTTCGGCACCTTCGTCATGTCGATGTCGGGCACCTCGGCGCGCAGCCGGATCAGCCCGTCGTCCTCCTGATCGAGCACGCTCGGGCGCATGTCCGCCGGCATTTCCTCTGCGGTCGGGATCGCGATCACGCTCATTGCTCGCCCTCCTTGTCCTTGCCGAACTGGGCAACGAACTGCGAGGACCAGGCCAAGCCGCTGGCAGCCCCTGACTGGAACGCCACGTCGGCGATCTCCTTCGGCTTCGAGAACCCGGCCTTCTGCGCCATGTTCTTCGCTTCGGTTTCGAGTGCCGCGACCAATTCGCGGCGAAAATCCTCTAACGTATTCAAGTGATTACCTCGGGCGCCACGTTCGCCTGCTGCGCCATCTGCTGTTCACGGGCACGCGCGAGGATGTCTCTCGTCATCTCGTCGATGTCGGTAGCCTGGTCGCGCGCGATGATTGCCTGATCGCCCATACGCTGGGCGTTCGTGTCCGTAGCCATCGCGCTTGCCTTGCCAGCTACATCAGCTTCTTGCTGTTGGGTCTTGCGCGCCGCGTCCTGCTGCGCCACCCAGTCCTTACGCTGCTGCTCTGCGATCGCAGCAGCATCTTTGCGAGCCACCTCGGCAGCGGCCTCAGTCTCCGCCGGGTCAGCCTGTTCGGGGCCTGGCGGGGCCGGGGCCGGCAACGGCGGCACAAACCGCTCGCGACCGGGCACCCGGATCACCTCCAGCAAATACTCGTGCGCCGCCAACAGCGCGCCCCACGTCTCCGGCGACGGATTGCGGTCGAACAGCGCACCGTTCTGCTCCACGACCACCTGCGCCTGCGCCTGTCGTTGCGTCGGCGAGACCACGTTCGGGTCACTGATCGGCACCACATCGACGCGCGCATCGAAATCGGACGCGAACACCTCGGAGTCCGCGCCTTCGACGGCATACGGGTACCGCTCGGGCAGGTAATCGGCGGCCATCTCCGCAACGGCGCGCAGTTCGTCCTTCAGCGACTCGTGCAGCAACGAGAAAATCGCCGCAAACGGCTTGCTGCCCTGTTCGATGCGGGCCAGCATGGTGCCGACCGGGACGTTCTTGTCGCCGTCGCCCACCATCGTGTTCGTTGCCGACACCAACTCGTCCAGCAACCCGTCCAGATATTCGAGCGTGGCGACCGTGTTATCCGTGCGCCACTGAAAATCCGGGCGCATCACCGACTTGTTCCAGTCGTCCGTGGTCGACGGAATGCTCTGAAACTCGCCGAGCTTCAACGGCGGCAGCGACCGCTGACCCATCATGTTCTGCGATACCCAGCCGGACAGCCGCCCGACCGTATCGAGCGTGCAGCCGTCTTGCAGATAGCGCAGCAGACCGGTCTGGCTGTCGGCCAAGCCGCCCGCGATGTGCAGCAGCCCAAACCCGTAGCCACCGAACCCCGGCAGGAACCGGTACTCGGCGACGTTGCGACGGCGACGCTTGCGGAAATCCTGCTCGCGCCAGTCGCGCCGGACTTCCAGCGTCACCTGCTTGCCGGTGTGCACCGTCACCCGGTACGGCAAACCGATGCTGATGCGCCGCTTGCCGTCGCGCGACTCCACCGACTCGCCCATCGGGTCGTCCCAGCCGTAGTCCGACAGGTCCAGAAACACCGACATCTCGTACAGCTCGTCGGGCTCGTCGGCCTCGTGCGGGTTCTGCTCGGACGCGCCCATGCCGTTCGAGGACACGCCCGTCGCCTCGTCGATGCTGCGATCCAGCACCGAGCGCGACACGCCGCCCTCCGGCGAGCCCAGGTCTTCGTCCAGGTAGTACCCGAGCGCCATCAGCTTGTTCACATCGTTGCGCGGCAGCTTCACGATGTGCGTGTACCGCTGCGCCGATTGCAGATCGACGGCCAGATACGGCTTCACGAAATCCTGCGACTCCAGGAACCGCACCTCCAGCGTGCCCAGCAACGGGTTGTAGAACACCTTGCGAAACACCGAGCCCGACAACGGCAGCCGGTAAATTGCCGCCGCGGCCTCGCGCGTAGCACCGGGCATGTCCTGCAAGTACAGGTAATTCAGAAAGCTCTCGACGCGCTTGCCCTGCGCGTTACGTTCTTCGGTGTGCGCGCCGAGCACAACGGTCTTCGCCGGACCGGTCGGCGGGAACAGCTCGGTGTACGCCCGCGCCCAAAACTGGTTGCACGCCTTCATCAGCCCCGGATGCGTGACCACCGAGCGCCAGTCCTCAGCCCCAGGCACCTGCGAACGCACGCGCTCGACCTCGGCCTTGTTCATGCCGAGCTTGCGAATGCCCTCTGCCTCACGCCACTCCCAGTCCGCACGCGACGCCTTATCGGCATCGACCCACTCGATCACCTTCTGCGCCAGACGCATGCGGGCGCCAGAGTCCAGGAACTGAGCCAGATTGGTGTCGAACTCGTCGGGGTCGTCCGCGTCCCATACCGGCTCTGCCCACTCGCCGAACACCGCCTCCATGTCGACGCCATCGGCAAACGGGTCCATCGGCATCCCGCCCATCGCGGTCATGCCGTCCGGCACCGGCCCATCCGGCAGATCGATGCCCGCGAACAGATCGGGGTCAACCGCCTCCGGCATTTCGGGCAGAGCAGGGTTGTACTCCGGCTCTTCGAACGGAAGCAGGTCGTCTCTCACGCGCTATCCTCGTGCTATGTCTCTGTCAGGCATAAAAAAACCGCCTTTCGGCGGCTTCGTTGCTGGGGTCGGCGAGGGTCATTTGCTCGAAATCGCGGACGATCCCAGCGTGTTGTTGCGTATGTGCGCTTGCAGCATCGTCGCCCACGGATCGTCAGCCGGTGCGTCGCCGGTTGCCGCAACACGCTTCAGCCGCGGCCAAATATGCGCGCCAATCCGGTATCCGGTCAGGTCCGATTCGGCCAGCGACAGAATCAGCATGGTCTTGTCGGGCGTGTTCGCCGGAATCTCCAGGTCGCCGGACTGGATCACGGCTGGCGTCACAAGCGGCTCGAATGCGTTGGCAATGCACCACTCGACCTCGAACGCCACGTACTTGGCCGTCGCCTCCTCGCCATTGGTCAGCAGGTGCATGTGCCAGTAGATCGTCGAGCCCTCTTCCCAGGTATGCACCAGTTCCTGGCCTTCGCAGACGATGTAGTCGTTCACCTGCCACTGCGGCGCGGTGATGTTGCCCGAGATCGCCGTCAGGACCGGGATGTTCGGGCCGGTCGTGCGAACGATCAGCGGGAAGTCCAGGTCGGTCCAGACCGGGCTCGACAGCTGCAACGCGCCTGCGGTCAGCGTGCCCGTTACGGTCGCATCGCCATCGACCGCAGCATCTCCGCCGATCTGCGCATCGCCAGCGACATCCGCATCGCCAGCGACGGCGAGATCGCCCTTGAGCGACAGATTGCCTAGATGCGTTGTTGCCATGTTATCGCGCGCTCAGACCGTTCATGCGTCAGTCCAGCGGCTCACTGTTCACCATGTTGCTCTCGGCAACCATGCGCTCGCGCAGCGCAAAGCCCAACAGCGGCCACAGCTTGTTGCGCGCGTCCTTGTAAGCCACCTCGCGGCCGATCTCCTCATCGAAGTTCGTCGGGTCGACGCAACTGGACTCGCCGACCACGGTAAACCCGTTCTTCATCGTCAGCAGGCACACGGTTGTGTTGCTGCCGGGAAATACGTGGTACTGCACCGCAACATGAGGATCGATCGCATCATCCAGGTCTTGCGGCCGGACACGCGGTGCGGTCTTGCCCTTGGTCTGGATCATCTCTTCGATCTGTTGCTCGTCGGTCTTCATGGCATTTGTCTCTGTTTCGCGCCGTTTGACGCCTGGAAAAAATACCCCGGAGAGTTGCGCGTCCAGTCCCTTGGACTGGCACATGCCGATTCCCTGAGCCGGCAGAGGCGTCCGGGGTCTATAACCCGATCACCCATAAAACCCACCACGCCGCGTTATTGCGCGCTCAGACCGTTCATGCGGTCGGCTTTGACAGCGGCATCCAGTGAGACGGGTAACAACGCTCGCGGTCGTCGCTCGCCTGCCAGAACACGGAGCCATCAACGTGATTGCGGTAAAGCGACGCGAAAAC